GAAGCTAGAGAAAAATTATGGTTAGCTTACCAAGTTCTAGGAAAAGTAGAACAGCATTTTAAAGAAATTCTTGAAACAGGAAAATTAGCAGAAAAACAATTAGCTGATTTCCAAAATCAACAAGAAAAATAATTCTAGTCAAAAGATTAGAATAAGCCAACCCATCAAGGGAGCTTAACCATAGGAGACTATATGTCAGAAACAAATCCGTTACTGAACAAAAGTTCGGTACAAGGTGCTGCTAAACATATTGAAGGTTTATTAGACTCTAAAGGAGTAATTTCTAAACCTCAAAAAGAAGAAGCACCAGTTGAACAACAAGAACCAGAAGCGAAAGCTGAAGATAATCAAGCGGTTCAACAACAACCTGAAGCTCAACCTGAACAGGAAGCTCCAGTGCAAGAAGAAGCATCAGAAGATTCAAATGCTGTAGAGGAACAAGAAACTGATCTACACCAAATTATTGTAAATGGTGAAAAGATTGAAGTTGACCTTGAGGAATTAAAAGCAGGTTATCAAAAAGATGCCGACTATAGACGAAAAACTGAAGAAATTGCGATTGAAAGAAGACAGTTGCAATCTGAAAGTGATCGTTTGAAAAATGAGTATTCAACTAAGATGGATGATCTAAATAATCTTACGGCTACTCTTAATGCTGAACTCAACAGCGAACTAAACTCAAAAGAGTTGGATAAACTCTATGATGAAGACCCAACTGAAGCTGCAAAGCTTGAAAGAAAAATTAGAAGAAGGAGAGAAAGCTTACAGCAATCTCAACAGAAACTAAAAAGACATCAAGAACAAGAGTTTCAGAAAATATTAACTGAGGAGCAAAGAAAGGTTGCGATTAAGCATCCTGAAATTGCTGATCCTTTAAAAGGAGCTACAGTTAAAACAAACATGAGAAACTATCTTGTACAAAGAGGTTTTTCAGATCAAGAGATTTCTGGTATTTATGATAGCAGAATGTTTGATGTGGTCATGGATGGAATGAAGTTTTTAAATACTGCAAGACCAGTGAAAACTAATTTTGCAAAAAAAATTGTCAAACCATCTAAAGTTGTTAAGCCAGGTGTTAAAAGTACAAAAGATGAAAAAGATAGTAAGTCAAGGTTAACTCAATTAAGAACCTTGAAGAAGTCAGGCAACACAAAAGATGCTGTTGATCTTCTGAAAGGTTATTTATAACAACTAACCTAAAAAGGAGACGAAAATGGCTGTATTTCAAACATACCAAACAGTCGGCATAAGAGAGGATCTAGCGGATATTATTTATTCAATAGCTCCGACAGAAACTCCATTTATGTCAGGGGTTGCTAAAACATCAGCAACTAACACATCTCACCAATGGCAAACAGACTCATTGGCTGATGTAGCTGCAAATGCTGCGGTAGAAGGTGCAACAATCTCATACCCAACATTATCAGCAACAACTAAACTAACTAACCACACTCAGATTTCTACAAAAGCTGTGCAAGTATCTGCAACAAATGATGCTGTAACATCTGCTGGAAGAAATAATGAGTTAGCTTACCAAGTAGCAAAATCTGCGAAAGAATTAAAAAGAGATATGGAAACTGCTCTTTTATCTAACGTAGCTGGTACTGCTGGAAATGCCACAACTGCAAGAAAATTAGGAGGAGTTCAAACTTGGATTTCATCTAACGTAGATGCAGGTGCTGGTGGTTCTGGTTCTGGTGGCGGTGCTGCAAGAACAGATGGAACTCAAAGAGCTTTCACAGAAGACCAATTAAAAGGTGTTCTAAGAAGTTGCTTTGATGAAGGTGGAAATCCAAACATGATTATGGTTGGAGCTTTCAACAAACAAAAACTATCTGGCTTTACAGGCGGTTCAACAAGATTTGACCAAGCAGAAGACAGAAGATTAGTTACATCTATTGATGTCTATGAAAGTGACTTTGGAACATTACAAGTTGCTCCTAATAGATTCATTAGAGGTGCTAACGCAACTGCTGCTAAAAAAGGTCAAGATGCTCTAATCTTAGAGATGGACTACTTTGCAGTAGCTTTCTTAAGAGATTTCAGTTTACAGAATCCTGCACAGACTGCTGATGCAGACCAAAGATTCATGGTAGCTGAGTACACTCTTGAGTCAAGAAACGAAAAAGCTAGTGGTGCTGTTTACGATTTAACAACATCATAATCTTAATTGTGATAGGGGGTGTAACCTTTAAAAACTACATCCCCATCACTTAACCAATGTTGAAGTCTTAGTAAGGTTATAGGCGGAACAACAAACGGAGAAAAAACATGAGAACATTAAACGACTACTTCTTAACTGCTGAGATTGAAGATATTTCAACAGCTTCATCAACTTTTGTTGGTGTACCAGATGGCGGTAAAATAGTTAAAATTATAACTGCTTTACAAGGTGCTATATCTGGCGGTAACGCAGCAATCACTTTTGAAATAGGTGGTACTGCTGTAACTGGTGGTGCAATAACTGTAGCTCACTCTGGCTCTGCTGCTGGTGATGTAGATACTGCTGAACCAACTGCTGCAAACAGAGTAGAAGAAAATGGCACAATAGAAATGCTAACTAATGGTGGTTCTACTGGTGCTAAAAAATTACTTGTGACATTTGTTATAAGAAGATAAATATAAATTGGGGGTTCATGCCTAGCGGAAGTTCCCCCAAAAATAATAGGAGAAAAATATGAGTTTTAATTATGGATTAAAACCTGGAACAACACAAAAAGTATCACCATCTGGTTCATCTGCTGCAACTGCGGCTAAGTTTGGTACACAAACTGAATATGTAAGAGTAGCTTCTGATGCAGATTTACATATTGTTTTTGCTGTATCACCAACTGCAACAGCGAATGATATATTTTTACCAGCAGATCAACCTGAGATATTTAAGGTATCACCTGGTGAAAAAATGGCTGCTCTTGGTAGTGGTAATGTTTCAGTTACTGAAATGAGTGCTTAGTGGCTAAGAAAAGACCTCTCTTTGGTGTTTCTAATTATGTAAAACGAACTAGGAAAAAAAGACCTGGTAGGCATACAAAGAACATAAGTAAAAGAATACCAAGAAGAAAAAAATATAGAGGACAAGGTAGATGAAAGATATTGTTAAAGATGGTTTGCAACAAACTACTTACTCTAAAGATGACATGGAGAAAAAAATTGTCATCAAGGAACAAGTAAATATTAATCCACACCTTCAACATAATAAATCTCTATATAATCATAATGATGGTTATTCAAAATCAAGAGAACTTAAAAGAGTAGCATCTATACCTACTATAGCATTATCTGTATGGGCAAATGAATACAATGGTGATAGTAATTGGTTTGGACTACCAAAAGAAGTTCAAAAAAAAATATTAAAAGAAAAACTTAATAGTAGTGAGTTTAGATATTTTAGAACAGCAGAAGGAAAAATATAATGGCATTAAATAGTTATTCAACTTTAAAAACATCAATAGCAAATTGGTTAAATAGATCAGACCTTACTACAGAGATAGAAGATTTTATTGTTCTTGCAGAAAAAGATTTTAATTCCAAATTAAGAATTAGAAAAATGATAGCACAAACATCAATAACTATTGATGCTGAAACAGTGGCTTTACCTACAGGATTTTTACAAATAAGAGATTTTTTTATTACAGAAGGTGGAACTAAACATTCTTTAACATTTATGACTCCATCACAAATGGATCAAATTAAAGGTTCATCAACAAGTGGTATGCCTGAAGTTTATACTATACTTGGAGATAACTTTAGATTTGCACCTGTTCCTTCATCAAGTTACTCAGGCACATTAAATTTTTACAAAGAGTTTGATCCTTTATCAGATTCAAATACATCTAATTTTATTTTAACAAGTCATCCTGCAATTTATTTATATGGTTCACTATATCATGCTGCTAACTTTTTAGGTGGTGTAGAACCAAGACTTATTCAACAATGGCAACAAATGTATGCTACAGCTCTTGAGAGATTAGAAAGAAATGATAGAGAAGATCAGTTTAGTGGTTCTCCATTACAAATCAGAACAGATGTAACAGTGGAAGCTCCTTTTTCAGATCATAAAAAAGTAACGAACAATAATACTTAGGACTTTAAATGCAAATACCTTTTGGCGAATGGCTACCAGATCAACCTGAATATTTAAATCCTGGTGCTATAACAGCAAACAATGTTTATTACGCACAAAATTCTTACAAAAGATTTCCTGCTTTAGTTAATTATAGTTCTAATAATATTGGTGCTGATAGTAGAGGAGCTGGTTCATTTAGAAATAATGCTGGAGCTGTATTTAACTTTGTTGCTAAAAACACAGACATCTATCAATTAGATGGAGGTACATTTACTTCAAGAAAAGGATCATTAACAGGTACTAATTCAGATTATTTTACATTTACACAATTTGGAAATTACATCATAGCAAGTAATGGTGTGGATGCACCTCAATATTATTTAATGGGAACATCAACTAACTTTGCTAATCTTTCATCTATAGCAACGTCAGGAAGTGTTCCTACATTTAGAGTGTCAGGTGTTGTAAGGGATTTTTTAGTTACAGGTAATCAACCTACAAATCAAAATAGAATACAATGGTCAGGTATTAATGATATTGGTACTTGGCAATCAGGAACTAAACAAGCTGACCAACAAGACTTACCAGGTTCAGGCGGAGAGATTGTACATATAACTTCAGGTGAGATTGGTTATGTATTTAGACAAAATCAAATCATTCGTATGGACTATGTAGGTGGTGCAACAGTATTTAGGTTATCAGTTATATCTCCAAACAGAGGTGCTGTTTATGGTAGAACAGTTTGTCAAGATAATAGGAGAGTATTCTTTTATGCTGATGATGGTTTCTTTGAAATTAATGGTGATAACGTAGTTGCAATAGGTGCTGAGAAAGTTAATAGATTTTTTGATGTAGATTTAAACAAAGCATTTTCTGATAGAATATGTGCTGCTGTTGATCCATTTAATCAATTAGCTTTATGGTTATATCCTTCAGCTTCTAATTCAGCAAACACAACTGGTATATGTGATAAAATATTAATTTATAATTATGCTACACAAAAATGGTCAACGGCTGATGCTAGTGCTAGTACAATATTTTCACAGTTCGTAGGTGCTTATACAGTAGAATTGATGGACTTATTATCTGAAAACTTAGAAAATATTAATATAGCTTTAGATACTGACTTTTGGTCTGGAGGACAATTACTTCTTGGAGCTATAGACAGTGATTTTAAAGCTGCCATATTTTCAGGTAATCAAAATCAAGGAACAATAGAAACTAGACAATTAGAGTTGTTTACAGGACATAGAAGTAGTATAACCAATGTCAGACCTATTGTTGATGCTTCTGCTACTGTAACTGTAAAAAGCAAAGAAAGACTAGCTGACTCAGATACAGAATCTTCTGTCTCAACAATGAACGATAGTGGGGATAATCCTGTAAGAGAATCTGGGAGATATTTTAAAATTAAAGTAGTAACTCCAAGTGGTGTGAATTGGACTCATGCTCAAGGAGTAGATATAATTGCTACAAAAATTGGTTTAAGATGACGGATAAAACTGATATAGACAATGTTAGATACAGTTTTGAAACACAAGAGTTTTTTCAAAGACAAATTGAAGAAGCTATCAACACTTTAATTAATGAGAAAAATAAAGAAAACAATAAAGCATATTCTTGGTTTTTAGGAGATTAGATGACAAGTAACATAAAAGATTATTCAACAACCCAATCATCAAACACAACACTTAATACCATCAATGTTGGTGAGGGTATGCTACCATCTAATCTTAACAATGCCATTAGAGCATTGATGAAGAACACTAGAGATTGGTTTAATGATGCACAATGGATTGAGTATGGTGATGGTAGTGGTGCTTATACTGCTGCTTATGCTTCAGCTACATCTTTTACAATAAATGGTTCAGATGTAACTTCAATTTATCATGCAGGTAGAAGAATAAAATTAACTGCATCATCACCTGGTACTATTTTTGGAACAATATCTAGTTCATCATTTTCTTCTAATACAACTGTAAACGTAACTTGGGATAGTGGTTCATTATCTAATGAAGCTATAACAAATGTTTATATTGGTGCGTTATCAAAAACAAATAACTCAATACCTACAAATATTTTAGGTGCATCAAATTTACAAGATAACTCTGTTACTACTGCTAAGATAGCAGATGACGCAGTTACAAATGCTAAAATTGCAGACAATGCAGTACAAGCATCACAAATAAATGCTAATGCAGTTACTGAAGCTAAAATAAATGCTTCTGCTGTAACTACAACTAAGATTGCTGACACAGCAATAACAACTGCTAAAATTACAGACGCAAATGTAACAGCAGCAAAACTTGCAAGTGATTCAGTAACTACAGCTAAGATAGCAGATGATGCAGTAACGATTGGTAAAATAGCAGATGCAGCTATTGTAATTAATTCAGAACAATCAGGACATACACCTGATGATAATACTTTTTACACAACATCAGCAGCTAACAGTAGATTTATAAATGCTGATACATCTGAACTTATTAATTCAGGTCAATCATGGTCTAGTAATGACAGTTTTATTGCTACAACAGCAGCGATAGATGCAAGGGTTATAGATTTAGTAGATGATGTTGGTGGTTTTGTTCCTATAGCAAATGAAACAAGTTTTCCAAACACTAACCCAGATGTAAATAATGGTGTGGGTACAATTGTAAGTGTTAAAGCACTTGCAAGTAGTCATACAGCTAATGGTTCTGGTGTTATAACAATAGCAAATGGAACTGTGGGTAATTCAACTGTAACTTTGAACGGACTAAGTGCTAGTGAAACTTTACCATCTGGATTCGGTATTTTAGTAGAATCAACAACAACACAACACACTTATACTTTTCATAGATTAGTTCCTAAAGCCACAGAGGTTACAACAGTAGCTTCTAAATCAACTGAAATAGGAAGATTAGGAACAGCAGATGCAGTATCAGACATGAATACATTAGGAACTACACAAACAGTTTCTGACATGAATACATTAGCTGCAATAAGTGGATTAGACACTTTAGCATCAAACTCAGCAAATGTTACTACAGTTGCAAATAATTTAAGTTCAGTAAACAATTTTGCTGAGGTATATAGAATAGCATCATCTGCTCCGACAGATTCACTCAATGTTGGTGATCTTTACTTTGACACTACTGCTAATGAATTAAAAGTTTACAAATCATCAGGTTGGGCAGCAGCAGGTTCAACTGTTAATGGAACTTCAGCTAGATTTAAATATACAGCTTCAGGTGGTCAAACAACTTTCACTGGATCAGATGATAATGGAAACACACTTGCTTATGATGCAGGGTTCATAGATGTATATTTAAATGGGGTAAAATTGGTCAATGGTACTGACGTAACTGTAACATCAGGTACATCAGTAGTTCTAGCATCAGGTGCAACTGCTGGAGATATTCTTGATCTTGTTGGTTTTGGTACATTTAATGTTGCAGCGATTGCAGCTTCATCCATTACGTCAGGCACAATGGCAGATGCAAGATTACCTACAACAATGGCAGGTAAAACATTAACAGGTGCAACTGTTACAACTGTTTACAATGGATTAGTTGCTGGTGGTGATGGTGGTTCTAATGATGGTCAAATACAATTAAACTGTTCACAAAATTCACATGGTGTAAAAATTAAATCACCTCCACATAGTGCAGGTCAATCTTACACTTTAACTTTACCACAAAGTATTACTAATGATTACTTTTTAAAAACAGATGGTTCAGGTAATTTATCTTTTGCAGAAGTACCTCAACCTACTACACCAACTGTAGCTAATGTATCTCAAACGATAGCACCAGCTACAGCAACAACAATAAATATTACAGGAACAAACTTTTCAGGAATACCAAGAGTAGAGTTTATAAAAACAGATGGAGCAGTTACAACAGCTAACACAGTTAGCTTAACTAATGCTACAACATTATCTGTAAACGTAACTTTAGCATCAGGAAATTATTATGTTAGAGTTGAATTAGAAAATGGTAGAGCAGCAAGAAGCACCAATGCAATACTTACAGCTTCAACTGCACCAAGTTTCTCTACAGCAGCAGGTTCTCTTGGAACTATAGCTGGTAATTTTTCAGGAACTGTAGCAACTATTGCTGGATCATCAGACTCAACAATAGCTTTTTCTGAAACAACAAGTGTATTAACTAACGCATCACAAGCTAATTGTACTTTAAATTCATCTACAGGTGTGATAACAACAAGTGATTTCGGTGGTTCAAGTACAACACCAACAACTTATACTTTTACTATCAGAATAACAGATGCTGAAGGTCAAACAGCAGAAAGAGAATTTAGTTTAACAAGCTCATTCGGAGCAACAGGTGGAGGACAATTTAACTAATGGCTAGTACAAGATTAGAGAAAACATTTACAGCATCAAACAGGAAAACATTTACTATTTCTACTTGGATAAAAAGGTCAGGTTTAACAGCAAATAATTCTATTTATGGTGCTGGTACTAATGATTCAACTGATAGAGATTATTTATCTTTTCTTGCTGACTCAGGTGAAGAAGATAAATTATATTTTAATGCAAAAGTAAGCAGTAGTGTAGTTGCTCAATTTTATACTAATAGAAGATTTAGAGATACCTCAGGTTGGTATCATATAGTTCTTGCTTTTGACACAACACAAGCAACTGATACAAATAGAATGAAACTTTATGTTAATGGCGAACAACAAACTTTTCAATCACAAACTTATCCAAGTCAAAACCAAGATATGAATACAAATAATACTGTTCATAAAATAGGTTCAACTATTGGAAACAATTATTATTTTGATGGTTCTATGTCACATTTTCATTTTATAGATGGTACAGCTTATACAGCATCTACTTTCGGTTCTACAGACAGCGTAACTGGCGAATGGAAAATAAACACATCACCATCAGTTACATACGGCACAAATGGTTTTTTTATTTTAAAAGATGGTAATTCAGTAACAGACCAATCAGGTAATTCTAATAACTTTACAGTAGGTGGTGGTACACTAACTAATACTGAAGATTGTCCTAGTGATGTTTTTTCTACTTTAAATCCTTTATATTATGCAGCAAGTCAATACACTCTATCACAAGGAAACAACTCAATTGTTTATGCTACAGATAGTAGTAGAAGTGCATTTGGAACGATAGGAATGACCGATAATTTAGGTAAATTTTATTGGGAAGTAAAAATAGTATCTGATTCAAACAACAAAGGTGCTTATGGAATTTGTGATGATTTGTATCCTGATTTAAATGCAACAGGAGCATTTATTGATTATGCAGGTGGTTATGGATATTTTGCAAATGGTCAATCTTATAATGGTGGAACAGGTGCATCTTTTGGAAATGCAATAACTACTGGAGATATAGTAGGTGTAGCTTTAGATATGGATAACCTAAAACTTTATTTTTCTAAAAATGGAACTTGGCAAAATTCAGGAGACCCAACTTCAGGTTCAACAGGAACAGGAGCAGCTTATACAGTAGCATCAGGCAAAACATATTTGCCAGCAATAAGAGTTAGAAATGGTACAAATTGTGCTTTTAACTTCGGCAACGGATATTTTGGTAGTACAGCAATATCTTCAGAGGGAACAAACGCATCAAATATTGGAAAATTTGAGTATGATGTACCAACTGGTTACACAGCTTTATCAACTAAAGGATTAAACGAATAATGGCATACACAACAATTAATAAATCTACAGATTATTTTAATACTAAACTACATACAGGTAATGGTGCTGAACAAGCAATAACAGGTGTAGGTTTTCAACCTGATTGGACTTGGATAAAAAAAAGAAATAATACAGCAGTTCATTATCTTTTTGATGCTGTTAGAGGAGCAACATATTTTTTAAATTCAGACCAAACTTATACTAATCAAGATAATGCTCAATCTTTAAAATCTTTTGATAGTGATGGATTTACTCTTGGCACTATGGCTGGTGCAAATAATAGTAGTGATACTTTTGTTTCTTGGAACTGGAAAGCCAACGGAGCAGGTTCAGCTAATACAGATGGTTCTATAAATACAACAGCAACTTCTGTTAATACAACTGCTGGATTTTCTATATCTAAATATACAGGTACAGGTTCAAATGCAACAGTAGGTCATGGACTAGGAGTTGCACCATCTATTGTCCTTTGCAAAAATTTAAGTGCATCAGGAAATTGGATTATGTATCACTCAACACAAGGTGCTACTAAATATATGGTTTTAAATGCAACTGATGCAGTTGCAACAGCGACAAGTGCTTGGAATGACACAGCACCAACTTCTTCTGTGTTTTCTGTTGGCACAGGTTCAACAGTAAATGGGTCAGGTAATAATCTTATAGCTTACTGTTTTGCAGAAAAAACTGGTTTCAGTAAGTTTGGTTCATACACAGGTAATGCAAATGCTAATGGTCCATTTATTTACACAGGATTTAAACCTGCTTTTGTTTTACATAAAAGAACAGATAGTACATCTGATTGGGATTTATTTGATAATAAAAGAGTAGGATATAATGTTGATAATAGAATTTTAGCACCAAATACTAATGCTGCAGAAGTTACAGCAACTAAAATAGATTTATTATCTAATGGTTTTAAATTAAGAACTTCAACTGGTGGTAATTATTCAGGAACATACATCTACATGGCTTTTGCAGAAGCACCATTAGTAGGAAGTAACAACGTACCAGCAACAGCAAGGTAATTATGACAAAAGCAAGAGATTTAGCAAACTTTGTATCAGGAACTAATAGTGCAATAGGCACTACACAAATAGATGATGATGCAGTAACAAATGCTAAGATAGCAAACGAATCAATTACGATAAATGGTTCTGCTGTTAATCTTGGTGGTTCTGTTACAGTTGGTGAAACAAAACCTACAATCTCTAGCATAAGTCCAAGTGTTATTGAAAATACTCAAACATCTGTTACAATAGCAGGAACAAACTTTGTATCTGTTCCAACTGTAGAAGCAATAGGTTCAACAGGTGCTATTGTTAGAGCTGATGAAGTTTCTTTTACATCTTCAACATCTATTGTAGCAAAATTTACTTTGCCTATTGATGGAACATATTTTGTAAGAGTTGAGAATAATGATGGTAATGCTGTTAGATCATCTTCTGCATTATTAACAGTTTCAGATGCTCCAGCTTGGACTACTTCTGCTGGATCACTTGGAAGTAACGCAGCAGGAAGTTCAGTTTCATATACTGTAGCTGCAACTAATGCTACATCTTTTGCAGTGCAATCAGGATCATTACCTGGAGGTGTATCTTTAAATACTTCTACAGGTGCGATTACAGGAACTGAAAGTGGAGCTACGGCAGAAACAACTTACAGCTTTACAATCAGAGCTACTGATGCTCAAGGTCAAACGGCAGACAGAGCTTTCAGTATAACAATAACAGTAGGAATTAATAACTCAGGACAATTTAACTAGGATAATATTATGGCATCAACTTATTTAACTAGAACATTGGGATCTTCTTCTAATAGTGGAACTATATCTATGTGGGTCAAAAGAGGTAAATTAGGAGCAACTCAATATATTTATGCAAATTTAGTATCAGGAACAAATTACGGAATAATCTTTTTTGATAGTAATGATAGAATTGAATTTATGACAGTTACAAGTGGAAGTCATACTCAAAAATTATTAACGACTAGAAAATTTATAGACACTAATGCTTGGTATCATTTTGTTTTTGCAACAGATACTGATAACTCAACTGCTACAAACAGATTAAGACTATATGTAAATGGAGTAGAAGAAACTGCTTTTGATACCGATGCTACTGGTTCACAAGGAGATACAAATTATTTATTTCAAGCTTCTGCTACTAATGACCATGTTATTAGTGGATCTGCAAGTCAATCTGATCTTTTTGATGGTTCAATGGCTCATGTTCATATTGTTCCTGGTTCACAATTAGCACCAACTATATTTGGCGAAACAGATTCTACATCAGGAGTTTGGAAACCAAAAGTTTCACCATCAGTTACTTATACAGCACAAGGTTCTTTTTTAAAATTTGAAAATAGTGCTGCTATGGGTACAGATAGTTCAGGTAACTCAAACACATGGACAGTTGGTGGAACACTAACTCAAAATGTAGATACACCTAATAATAACTTTGCTACATTTAATCCTTTAGAAGCTCCTGAACCTGGAGAAATGCCAACTTATAGTTATGGAAATTTACAAGGTGCATCAACAAATGCTGGTCATATAAATGGAATTTCAAGTTTAGCTGTTGAAACTGGCAAATTCTATGCAGAATTTAAATGTACTGGTAGGTCAGGTGCAACAGATGATTTTATAGGGGTTATTGCATCTCCAGCAGGAGATTTAGGTTCAACAAATATAAATGACGCACAATCAAATAATAAAACCTACGGCATAAGAGGAGATGGTTCTAAATATGAAGCTGGGTCAGGTTCTAGTTTTGCTGGAAGTTACGCAATCAATGACATTATAGGAGTAGCTTTAGATGTAACAAATAGTAGATTATATTTTTCTAAAAATGGACAATGGCAGAACGGAACAAGTTGGAATAGTGCATCACCTAATTCTTATATAACTATACCATCAGGTAATACTTGGCATTTCTTGTGTGGAGATACTGCTAATTCTCAAAGCTATACTTGGCAAGGAAACTTCGGTCAAGGATATTTCGGCATAACTGCTGTAGCTTCAGCTAACGCAGATGCTAACGGACATGGTAAAATGGAATATGCAGTACCATCAGGATATTACACACTTAACACTAAAAACATAAAGGAGTTTGGATAATGGCTTATATAACTTTTC